GTAATAAAATGACAAAACCAATTGATGTAAAGAACCTGAGTGCCGACGATCGTAAGGCGCTGATGGAGGAGCTGGCAGCTGAGCAAGTAGCAGCTGAGCAGCGTGTGAAAAACGAGCGTGAGAGCTATAAGCAGCTGGTTGACGCCACGGTGCGTGAATCGTTTGCACCGCTCACCGAGCTGTCGCAGGTAATTCGTGACACGAAGGACCTTATTTTCTCTAATTTTGAAACAGTTGTTGCGCTTAAATCTGAACTTTTTGGGGTTAAGGACAACCAGCAGAGCCACACATTCACTACCGAAGACGGCACCATTTCTATTAAAATGGGTCACCGTGTGGTTGAGAACTTCGACGATACCCTTACTGCGGGTATTGAAAAAGTGAAAAATTACCTGGGCACTCTTGCCAGGGATACCGAATCGGCCGCTTTGGTTGAAACAATTATGGATTTGCTGAAAAAAGATGCTAAGGGTAACCTTAAGGCCTCCCGTGTTCTGGAGCTGGAGAAGCTTGCCGCTCGGGTACAAAATGCCGAATTTTCGGACGGCATCCGGATAATTCGCGAAAGTTACCGTCCGCTTAAGAGCTGCAAGTTTATTGAAGTCCGATTTAAGGATGACAATGGCAATGAGCATAGCTTGCCACTTTCGATATCGGCATTTGATTGATTAACCGTGTAATTCATATTTTATGAAAAGTATTTTTTTAGTAGATGTAAGGTACGACGCCATTGGCCCATCGGGAGAACGCGGTGTAGTAAGTGAGCAACATATGGTTGACGCATTAAGTCACACGGAAGCTGAGCAGCGTATTATTGAGGAACTAAAACCATTTATCAACGGCGAATTCGTGGTAGTCAATATTAAGCGGGCACGAATAAGCGAAATATTTCCGGATGAGTATGGCGATAAATGGTTCCGCTACAAGGTGAACTTTGTGACTTTTGACGAAGACAAGGGAGTTGAAAGGCGTTCGGCGGTTACTATGATGGTACAGTCGGAAAACATTGAAGAGTCAATAAATAACCTTAAAAAAGGTATGAATGGAACTATGGCAGACTGGGAGATTGCCCAGGTAACAGAAACAAAGATTTGTGATTTTTTTAAATTTAGTAAGGATGGGACTGATAGTATTTAACAAACTGAATTGCGCTGAAAGCTTATCACGTAAGCCTAAGCTGGCCAAAGTACGGGTATCGAAAACTTTGGGTATAGTGTACCTCAATTCGACCGCTATGGATATACTGGGAATGAAGCCTGGCGAGTACGTTGAATTTTTGTTTGACGACTCAAAGCCAGTAAGCTGGTATATTTCAAAGTCGGACAGCGAAAAGGGTCTTGTAATCGCAAAAAACAGCGCTTCGGGCAAGGTAAACAACAAGAAGGTTGCCCTCTCAATTCATGACACCTATCTTCCGGGAGTTGACGCACCGGTATATCAACTGGCCGCATCTTCTACAATGTTAAGTGTTGATTATCCGCAGGCGTGGTGCATCTTAAATAAGATTATTGTAGATGAGCGGTAAAGCAGCTATTTATCCGGACGAACACCAGGCGGCAAAGGAGGCCGACGCGTTTTTTGCCGCCCTGGTGGTACCGGATAACTGGAAGTGCAGAGGACCAAACAATATTCGACAAACGATTGATGATGGAAGCGTATGGACGGTTAGTAGAGGACTGATTTTTCGGGATATGAACACATCGGGCTTTGAAATTAGAGATTATAAAATAGTGGTTCTGTCGGCATCGGGCAGAGGCGCCATATGCGAAAAAACAATTGATGAAGATCGAAAGACGCACTATAAAACGGTGATATCAAATAAAACGGTAACCGGCATAAACGAATATATTGAGCAAAATTACATTAAATGAAAAAAATTATCGCGATAGACTTCGACGGAACAATTGTAGAAGACCGTTATCCGGCTATTGGGCCGCTGAAGCCAGGGGCAAAAAGCGTAATAAACTGGCTTTATGAAACCGGGTTTAAAGTAATAATCTGGACATCACGCGCTGGTGGTCCACTCGCGGACGCCTTGCAGTTTTTGAGCGATAACGGAATAAAGTATCACCATGTAAACGAGAGCTGTCCCGACAATATTGCTCAATATGGAGGCATGGATACCCGAAAGATTTTTGCGGATATATATATTGATGACAAGGGACTGGCCCCCCTTCCGGACGACTGGTATACGATTGCAGGAATTATAACTGATAAATTAAAAATTCACTATGTCGAACGCACGAATTAATATGCTAAAGCGTGCTAAGCTTGTGCAGGAAATGACAGCTGAGCACTACGAGCCGGGTCGCCATGACAGGTGCAAGCGCTGGGTATATCTTCACGTTGTTTGCAAGGTTTACCCAATGTCAGAAAGGACATTTTTTCGTTATTTGGCTATGGATACAGAAAGCGTAGAAAAGCCTGTTAAATATGAGGATAAACGACAATTAAAACTGTTTTAAAATGGTATATAAAATAAGTGTTACTTTCAGCCTTAAGACAGGCAATACAGTTGTGAGATACAAGTCGGACGGGCTGTATATTCAGGGTGAAGAGCCGCTATCAAAAGAGTTGCTTATTGAGCAGGCAAAACAGAAGACGCTGGCGATCATAACAAGGCTTTACCCTTCAGCGTACTTAAATTCGGGATTAAAAGTTTCAATAAAGCAAATGCACGTAAATTTTTTAATATGAAATGGGAAAGAGAATTTGTTGATATGACAGGATATAGGACTCAGGTGCTGAGACTTGAACAGTCTGAGTTGGCTGTTCTGCAAAAAGTTTTATTGCCACATCTAAAAAAAACACGCGCTAAGTATGAAAAATACAGAGCTATACATGATTCAGGAGAAGCCACAGAAAAAGAGGATGATATGTTTTTTGAAGCAATGGATGAATTGAGTGTTTTAGAAAGTTTTTGTAAACAATAATTGAAATATATATGCATAACTTATCAAATAGCTCTGATGTTTACTGCGGATTGTCGGAAGCTGAATATTTAGAACGTGAAAGGCTTCTTAGATTGCAAAAAATCAGAACCCGCTGGTTTAGTAAACAGGAATTTGCCAGGCTAAAAGAGCTAAGCTGTAAAATGTTTGCATGTGCAGGCTGGGTTGATAGGGAATGATATAATTTTAATGTTAGGTAATTACGATTGATATATGAAAGCTTATTATTCAGAAACATCGGTTCATTATACCGACACAGACAATTTCAAGGATTCAGAAGATTATACAGCTATTATCGAAGCAAAAAACAAAAAAGAAGCGAAAGAACAGGCAAAAGAAAACGCCTTGTCTGAGTTTAATCAGAATTTTCAAGACGGAACTTTAACCGTATGTGAAATAGTCGTTGATAGTATTTATGAAACTTCATCCGACGCTCGCTGTTCTTGATCTTTTGTTACAATGAAACATAACGCTTAAGGGTGTGAAATGTGCCCGAGATTGAAACTAATTCTATCATTAACTTAATAACTACAATTGAAATGAAAACTAACGAAAACGCTGGCAACGGGCATAGTTTACACCCTATGTTAGCAAACGGCTTTCTTAATCAGATGGCTAAAGAATTACACCAGAAAGCAAAGAATAAAGGTTTTTGGGATGAACCCCGAGAAATTGGAACACTTCTAATGCTTATTGTAAGCGAACTTGCAGAGGCATTGGAAGCAGATAGAAACGGCAAGCATACCGATATGAATTTGTATGAGCGAGAAATCGTTAATGGCGACTATACTGCGTTCCAGATTCAAATTAAAGACACATTTGAAGATGAAATAGCAGATACTTTTATAAGGTTATTCGACCTTGTAGGCTATCTTAATCTCGATATAGAAAAGCATATCCGATTGAAGATGGAATACAATCAGGAGAGGGAGTACCGACACGGCAAGGCTTATTAAGCTGTTTGCTAACGTTAAAAATATGAAATGTACGGGATTAAAAGCGGTATCCTATCCCGATACACGACACTTAATTAAAGGTAGTACCGTTCAAATACGCACTGACACCCGTATATTTTATATTTAGTGTTAGGGTGCGTTTATTCTTAAAATTATGAAACTTAAAGATTTAAAAAGAATGCTCGACAAAATGAGCAAGGAACAACTAAACAAAGAATTGATAGTGGTTGCACAGGAAAAATCATTATCTGGTTATGGGGAAGCTCACAAAGCTAAATGTGCTTATATATGGGATGGTGGTGACGACCCTTGCCCATTAAGAACTTTATCAGATTTGAAAGAAGAATACGACAAAGAAGAAATCGAAGGCATGGAATGGATTTTAGAACGTGGTGATTTCTATATCGAGCTTCCTTAAATGCACCCTAACACCGATATATATGTAACTGGTTGCATATATATTTCTGTTATAAAAAATATATATACATGCCTTGGGCGGCTTCATAAAACCCAAATAAAACAAAAATGACAAAAGTAAGAGCAAAGTTTGTATGTACAAACGTAATGGATCAGGCCACAAATGAGCAAAAAGTTGTATCGTTTTCCCCGGTTGTTTCTGGTAGCGAAGAAAACCAATCATTTGCAAAATACACACCTGCCGGAGTTTTAGTTTTAAATATCAGTTATGGAACCGCGGCATCTGAGGTTTTCGTTGAAGGCGAAAGCTACTATGTTGACATTACACCGGTTAATTAAATCTATATTATAACATTTAAATTTAGAGAAGTATGAAATTTTATTATGACGAAAGTTCGAAGTTGTGGGCAATTGGTGATAAGCTTGAACACCGGCCACAGTTTTCATTTGTGCCCATGGATGGGGGCAAGGTTACTATTATAGCAAACGGCAGGGTAGTAGCGGTAGACGTAGCGGTTAATACGCTTAAAAGAAGCAATGGCACAACATATACCGACCTTGCAACAATGCTTGCTGAGGTAAGTCCTTTTTTTGACTTGGGCCTAGGCGCCGGGCCCGCTGAAGAGGGCGCTGTGTTGTATGGTGTTGAACGATTAAGAAATAGCGCCGATCCTGCTTTTATTGCAATTGGAACACCGGACCAGCATTACACGCTTCCGATTCACAATCAACGAAAGATATGTAAAGTAAATTCATCACGCCAGGTAACAGGCTATCTTTTTCAGGGAAATATAAATTTCAACGAAAATGGTACAGCGTCGGTTCTTGATGGCTCGGATGGCCAGGATGTGGCTGTATATTGCCCTGCAATGTATGCCGTTCTGGATGGCTCCGGCAGCTCGGGACTGTATGAGCGGTGGATTTTTGGCGATAAGCCATTTGTGTACGATGGCGATGTAGCTATTGAAATTAAAGCATTTGTTCAGAGTGCCGATAATGCGACACTTGAAAGCGGTGTTAACAAGCTGCGTTGTGTTAGAAGCACAGCAGCTAACCTTGCCGGTTCCGGCTCGCTGGCTACTGCAGGCGGACTTGAGTATCCCCGGACTAGCATATCCCGTTACAACATGGAGGTGTATGCAGGCAATAAGGGCGATAAATGGAAAGGTACATACTATCGCGATCACCTTGTTGAGGCCGCTTACATGTATATTGAGTATAAAACAAAAAACCTGAAGTCTATTTTTGGAACACTTGGATCAGGGTGGACGTCCGGCAACTGGACAGCATATAATGGTAGTAATCCGGTTCTTAAAGTATTAGAGGCTCACCTTAGCTTGTCAGGTCGTTCGGATATACTTAGCAAAGGGCATCTTACAGGCACTTTTGAAAAAACATTTAATTTCGATAATGCAGGTACACCGGTAACTTACACAACTCGATTTGGATGCTACCGCGGTAAAATACTACGTAACGGCATATGGAACCACATCTGCGGGATTGAGTATGAAATACAGTCTGAAGCCGATGGTGGCCTGTCAAAGGTATATATTCAAAACAATCCCGACCTGATTGATTCCAACCGCTCCGACTCGAGCTTCAACTTTAAAAACACATATACATACGTTGGTAATGCGTCGCGGGTGGACGGATGGAGCAAAACGTCTATTGTCAAGGCTCAGCAGGCGGCAACAGTTGGTGGTGGTGAGACTACATACGATTGTAAATACCACTGGACTAACATACCAGCCTCGGGGACTTCGCGTCGGTGTGTTCTTGAGGGCGGCTCCCTGAACGACGGTTCGTCTGTCGCTTTCGGTTCGTCGTACTCGGCCCTCGCCCCGTCGCTCGCGGCCGCGTACTTCGGCGTCGGCTTCCGTGCTGACGTGGCCGGATAAGTCGAAGGCTCCGCGTAAGCGGTCGAAACCTAAGCCGCAGTCGTGCGGCATAAAAATTAGGCGGCTCACCCCTGCGTCGGTGTGTTCTTGAGGGCGGCAACCTGAACAACGGTTCGAATGTCGCTTTCGGTTCGTCGAACTCGAACAACGCCCCGTCGAACGCGAACTCGAACATCGGCGTCGGCTAACGTACCTTTCCCCTGGGGTGGGAGCCTCAGCCGTTAGCGCTGAAAAATGACAAACAAAAATGATTATTAGTAGCAATATGCGAAAGTTAAAATTAGCGTCGGCACGGATATGAAAAGAATAGGTGGTTTAAAGGAAGTATTCCTATCATACGAAAATTTTGATCGTGCTGAACAAATAGTAAGAAAGGGCAAAAGCAGTTCACGTGGCGTCGTGAACTTTGATAAAAAGTATCCAACAAAGGAATTGCGTGAGGCCGCATTAAGGTCGCTGATAAAAGAGGTAGAATCAATGAAGTTTCAGTCAACCCCTCCGGTAACGTTTCCACGCGAAACGTCCGGAGGGAAAACGCGAAACATATCTGTTATACCTTATTTCCCGGATATTGTTCTTCAGCAGGCGGTTTTAAATGTGATTAAAACACGGCTTAAAAAGCACTTAACACACGATGTTTATAGCTTTGACCAAGGGGTACATTTATTGTGTCGCAGGTTGCAGCGAACAATACATGGGTGGCCCGAAGATGAGCCCCTTTATGCCCTGAAGCTTGACGTGAGAAAGTTTTACGAAACGATTGATCCCGACATACTCAAATACGTAATAAGGCGTCTTATCAAAGATATATACGTTCTTTACATAATTGAAAATATAATTGATGTACATCGGGGGTTAACGATCGGAATGTTTCTTTCTCAGCTGTTTTCAAGTATATTCCTGTCGGTATTTGATCATGAGGTTAAAGAGGAACTTGGGGCTAAGTACTACTATCGGTACGCCGATGATATGCTGGCACTTTCATCCTCTAAAAAGGATCTTCATGAGCTGCTTTATCGGATGCGTAACAGGCTGTTTTACGACTACGGGCTAGAACTTAAATACTGGCAGGTGTTTGACGTTGAAACCAGGCCGATTGATTATGTTGGATACGTGTTCCACAGCACTCACACACAGGTGAGAAAGCGGACTAAACAAAACTTTGCCCGGAGGCGGCACAATCGCAAGTCGGTTGCTTCGTATCTTGGTATAATGAAATGGTGTAATTCAAGAAATTTAATTTATAAAATTTTGGAGGAAAATAATAATGCAAAAAAATGTACAGATAAGTGAGAATGTTTTTGTTCAAGACCTGGGAACCGGGTTTTCGTATGTGAATTTTTGCCGAACCGCTGTGGTGCCTGACAATGCGCCTGAAGACGAAGAAGTGCTAGAGTATTATGCGGAGGAACAGTACCGGGTGCCCAACCCTGCTGACTACCCTACTATTGTCAATACAGTAGTTAAAGAAAACTATCCTCATGGAGCCGATGAGGCGGCATTACGAAAAGGTATCGTGAATGCGCAGGATGCCGACTTTGTTGAGTTTAATAACTTCGTCGAACAGGTAAAGTTAAAGTGTAAGAATGAAGGCATTTGCTGAGCTAGGCGTAAAGCTTGAACGGCGGTTCGAGGGAGAGCGTATAAAAATTGAAAAGATAGAAGGTGACCCTGTTGTTGTGCTTGATTTTGAAATAAGACAGTCGAAGCTAAAGCGCGAAAACGACCCGCATTGGGATGGCTCACGAGGTGAATGTATTTACCTTCAGATTGAGCTTAACGGACAAAAAAGAGTGCTGTGGGGTAATTATAAGTTTCTTATCGAACAATTAAAACAGGTGCCCATCGAGGCTCTACCGTTTAAAGCAACTATTGTAAATGAGCATGGATACATGTTCAAATAAATAAAAAAGCCCGGTTAATCGCCGGGCTTTTTTATTTGAATTAGATGAAAGAATAATTGATTTACAAAATATACCAGGTGCCTCCTACCATCTTTTGGGGGTTACTTTGCCCGTTAATAAAGCGTAGTCTATATTTCCCCAACGGCCTTCGAAGCCATAGTTGCTCTTAAAATAAATATATTTATCAGTGTTCCAGAACGAATAGAACCCATCACTCCCAATTTTTGTTTGATAGTTGTAACCTGCAGCATAAATTGTCGATCCAAGTTCTCCGGTAATGCTTGCGTAGTTAGTGTAGCTTTCGCCAATTGGTATAACGGCCATTGCTCTGGCCCTTATAATGTATGTTCCGGCCGGCAAGTTAACTATAAATAATTGGTTTGTGATCGTTCCGTTTCCAGATTGTTGATAAACTGAAGTGCCATTGGGCAAAAGAACATTAATAGTCCATCGCCTGTCAGAGTAGTCAGCAGACAACTCAGGTTCGCATGAAGCTCTAAACCTCAGTTGTGAGTCTACTGTGATAGTTATTTCCTGGCTTTCAGCCGTAGCCGTTTCATTATACCCGGTATCGCTCCAGCTTGATATGTAGCTAATTCCGACCGAAGTAGGTGTTACGAGCTGTGCTAATGTTTCAACAGGAGACTCACTAAATGCCATTGTTGCAGATTTTAGAGAATTCTCATAGATGTCTAAACCGCCAATTTTCCCAGCTAATGCTTCAATGATACCAGCAAAATATGTGTTGCCATTTTCATCCCATGCCACCTTTCCAAAAGCTCTATGTCCAGCCCCGTTTTTCTTATCCATTGCCCCCGTAGACATGTCAGACCTGAAAGGCTTTGCCGAGTCAGCAATTGCCGCATCATAAGTCCCCCCTGCCCAACTGCTTATATTGTCTAAAGTTAGTCCGGACAGCCCGGCGGTTATAGCCCCGCCCAGATTTTTCATCAGTAACAGATTTGTTATTACCGCTCCCCCAGAAATATCAGTGCTGCCGGCAATTGCTTTTGCCAGATAATCAGTAGCCATTTTGTATGCTGTTGGCTTGTTGCCTCGTTGAACCATGAATTCTTTAACCTCAATTTCGCAATACACAGATGTGTGTATGTCGGCGAAGTTATAAATTAGTTCGCTGTAATTGTTTACATTTACAACCCCCTGAACTTTTTGCCAGTCAGTTGTTGCCGTAATAGAAGCCGCTACCGAATCACAGATATCGATTATAACAGCAGCACTACCAGATTTTACTCGAATATAGCATGTTACTGAATGATATCCATTTTGTTTTACCACGTTACTAATACGAGCCTCAGTCAGATGGCCACCGTCAGAACTTAATATATCGAAGCCGTTATTTAACTCGTTAATCGAAAGCCCTGGAGTTGATCCGCCTGTGCTGCTGATAGAAATTGTATTTGTACCATCATAATTATTTTCGCCACCAATTTGCAAATTATTAATTGAACTGTCAGTGTAATCATAAGCGCCATTTATGTCACCTCTAACATCTTCTTGCGAAGGCGACCAGTCGGTTGCCATTGTCCCATATTCAATCTTTACCTTTTTATAATCAATAGGAGCTGATGGTAACGAGCTTATCAGAATGAGGTACCCGGCGCCGGCAGCAGTGTATTTTCTAGTACTAATTTGGGTCCACACGCCCGGCTCCACACTTGTTATTTTTAGCGAGTCTTCAGGATTTCCCTCATGGTACAATGTGACGTTAACAGCAGCGCCTGAGTTATGACGGACGTAAATGCTGGATATGTATTCGTTCGCTGATAAATGTTGATATTGCGCGCCATATACTGATACAATTTTCCCGACATCGGGTGTTGCTCTATAATATGGGTCAGGCTCGCTGGTGATTAGAACAGATGAGCCTGTTCCCTCCAGATTGGCAAAGAAAATTGGATACGCCGATTGCGATAGCAAATTTGTAGCTCCAATTTTTATATTGTCAATTTTTGTCTCAACATAATCCTGAATGGTTTCACCGCTAGTGAACTTAAAGTTCCCACGGAATTCGCCAGTGTTAAGATTAAAATATGTAGCCCCATCGATTGATTGTATAACCCCTGTGCGTATAAAGCCACCATTGATAGTAGTTTGCCCGTAGTTTAGTGATATTCCACGTACGCCGCTTATTGGAGAGTGCAGTACCCCTATTAAAAAATAAAAATAGGTAGGATCGGAGTCTGGCTTTATGGCCGCAGAATTTAGATAAATGGCGCCAGCTGTGCCAGCGCGAAAACAGCGTGCATAAATGTAAAGCGGAATGCTGGTGTTGCCTCCCGTGATGGTTATACTGCCTGCGGATATTGTCCACTCCCGGATCGAGTCTGCTATTGTGAAATGCGTTAGTATGCCAGCGCTCCAATTCAGTGCCTGGCTGTTGCCGGCGTAGTTTGGTTGTAAAAGGCTTGTAAGTTGAAAAAACTGACTTTTAGCACCGGTGCTCAGCATGCTTGTTTCGATGCTTAGGGGCTTTATATTAGTAGGTTCAAAGTAGCCATCAATATCGAAAACAAGTTCTTGCAGCTCTTTTGTGTTTTGATATGCCCTTAAATTGTTTCTGTTTATTCGCTCGTTTGCAATGACAACCGAATTTTCAATATTAGAAACCGAGCCTTCAATTCGCTCAATGCGTGTTGAGCTAACCACGTTTGACAAGTCAAACTGTACATTCCAGAAATCAGTAAGACCTTTTGTAATTTTTTGAATCCTTATTTGTTCATTAATACCCAGGTCTGTATCTACAATGCTTACCGTGTCGCCACACTCAATATTCTGTAAATTCTGGCGAGCGTATATTGTCGAAAAGGTGGCTTTGTAATTTACTTTAGGAGTGCTATTTTCGGTTAAAAACTGCTGCGCTTTGGTCAATAGCTCGGCTTCAGCGGCCTCCTCATACTCCGATGGCATAATTACATCAATCAGCACGTATTTATCGTTTACGGCGGGTTTTATAAGGCTTGTTGGGAACGTAAAATCATTGTTCTCTACGTTAGCGGCAATTACGAACGTTTTTGTCGTGTTGTTGTAAGATTTTATTTCAAAATCGTATCCGGCGCATTGGCCAGTTGTAAAATGAACCTTACCTGGTGTGCCGTCTAACAGGTAATCGTTCACATTAAAATCCAGGGCCGAATCTGAAAATGTAAACTCATTACCTACCGATGTAACAATGCCTGCTCCTCCGGATGACAAACGCGGATATATGTCGTCCCATGTTTTCGCGCGCTCGATAATTCCGTACAGGCTGACGTTGTTTTCAATTTTATTTAGGTAGGCTTCCGGAATTCGTAGCGGGCTATTACCGCCTCTGTAATCTGGCCGTAAATTTTTATTAGAGCCAAATGGATACAACCGGGTAACAATGTCTGAACTGTCGACTGTAGTCCTCTCGATGTCGTAAGCAGTTGAGCCATACTGAAGGGTAACGGCGCGAACGGTGCTAACTTTTTTAAGGTGTACAATTCGGTTGTTAATATGATATTCAGTATCGAATTCGGATGCAAGCCTGGAAAGCACGCTAAGGCAATCTTCGTTTGAAAAAGTAAGTGTTTTGTAATCCGTGTTTTCAATAACACTGCCGGCAGACCATAATACAGAACCAGCAACCCGGTTAAGGTTACTGATCAGTAATGCAATAAACGTATTGGCATTACCGGTCAAAGAAAATTCACCCTGTAATTGGGTGGGCGTATTGTCGAAAAGCATAAACATAGCTTTTGACAGGTCGTACTTGGTTGATTCAAATACAGCGGTGTATTGCCACGATCGGCTACTTAACTTTTTTACCTGTGGCAGTTTGTTAAGCGTCCAGTTTGAGCCTTCGTAGGTAATGTAATCACCCAGCTGAAGCGCCGTAAAGCCAGCTATTTCAAACGACAATGTTATCTTTTCATCGGCCATTACCGACTTTTGTAGGTTACTCGATGGTAAAGGGTTAACCTCAATTACATCAACACCGGCACCGCGTTTAATTAGGATCATAAGTTCTCAATGTAGGGTTTTTTTCAAAAACGGATAATTCGTAAACAGCTGCTATTCTTCCTGAGCGAAGCGAGCCCGGCTTAGAAGTGCATCTCATGCCCTCATATAAAAGATTTACTGTTATTCCCAGGTCCTTTATGTAAAGTGCAAATGTGCCGGGTATAGCCATAGCAGCTATAAAAGCATTATATCGGGACCAGAACTGCACGTATGAGCTTGCTGTAATAAACACGTTTAGTGTGTATCTGTGTGGTTCGTAAGACAGTGGGCTCGTTGTGTCAACCTGCGAACCGTTTGCGTCTATATAGTCGTGCTCAAGCCGCTTGCGCGGTTTAGGAGGCGACATAATGGTGAGATATGAGCCCTTAAGTAATGCAACGCCATACGTAGAGTATAAATCGGCTCCATTTAAAAACCATTTTAATGTCATTTGCTTATCGTTTTAAGAAATTCATTATTTGTTCGCAGCCTTTGCAACCTTCTTTTTTGCCTTGTTTAAAGCAGCTGTCAAAATCAGGGCAAACGCTTTTTATATATGGGTGCTCCTTCAGGTTAAGGAATTCAGCTGTTTTACCAGGATTGTTGGCGAATACAGCATCAACCTCTTCTTCGTATCCGGGGGCCGTGGTAATGTCTTTATCAGTGTTGCGAATCGAACATTCGCAGCCCCACCCCACCGGCGGTGTGTGGGTGTTCCACCATGGGTGTTCTATTGGCAGAATAGTACCAACCCACTGAAGGTGTTCTGGCCGCTTATTTACGGCGGTGCTTTCAATAAACTCGATGTTTGGGTAGAGATCCTTATTTGCTTCAAATCTTTTCCACTTTTCGGCCATCCGGGCCGAGCGCACAGCCATGTTGTATTCGGTTTTGAGCCAGTTGATGTTGTAGTCCTTTTTTATTGAAGTGCCCAGAACCGCTTTTCTGAAGTTGTAGAAGCTTTTCAGATTACCATCACCGTCGATAAGCTGCGAAACAATTTCGTTCTGTTGGGCGTGTGTTTTGAAGGCTGCAAAAATGGCAGCGTTGTAACGGAACTGGTTAATAAACTCCGGATTTGATTTGCCCCAATCGTCGTCGAAGGCCGCTGTTAACCCTTTGTTCAATCCGTTATATGTAATATTAAACAGGCCATCGAGAATAGGAATGTCGTTTATATCAACTCCGGCAAGTTCGTAAAGTTTGCGTATTGCCTCTTCAAAAATTCCATCAATGTCGATGCTGGCTATATAGCTCGTCGATTTGTCGGCTAAGTTCAGACTTTCCATTGCCCGGCTCCCTGTTGTCCGGGCGTTGACGAAAAAACTGAAAAACGAATTCCAGAAGCCTTTTGTGTCGGCAAGCTTAATTTCATCTTTTTCCTCTCCTGGCTTTTCTTCACCATCCTTGTCTTCCTCATTAACCGACTTAACCGGGGCGGCGGCGCGTGCCAGCTTTTCATCGCCGGTGGCCTGTGGTATGCTGTACTTATCATGAATGTAGTAGGCCGGAATTTCAATAATATCGGCCAGCTTTACCAGTTCCTCAACCGACAGGTCTTTTAGGGCTTTGGGGAAAACAAATGAACCACCTTTAACCTTGTAGCCACGCGCCTCTAAAATGGGCTTTAATTGGTGATTAAGTACCCTTTGAACGAAGCGTAAATCGCGTTTATTTAAATCATCCTCGGTGTCCTGGTGTACATCTCCCTGAGCGCGTGACGAGCCGCTAAGGGTTGTCATCGTATTGCTCAATACGGTCACTAACATGGCCTCCTTAAGCTCGGCCACAAAATCTTTGTATATGGTGCTGTTAACGCTTCCGGAGTTGGACGCGGTTTCTACATCGGTTTCTTTTGGCACGACCATACTGGCCGCTGCTCCCTGCTCCTTAAATGCCTGCTCGAGTTGTTTGCGCGCCTCCTGATCGTAGATTGAATACTTTCCAATACGCTGTGGCATTCCAAAAAGCTCAACCATTTGTGCCCAATCGCTCACACCACCACGCATCATGATAACATACGGAGCTGCCCGTAGAATGAGGCCAAACTTATCACGGCGATTCCTTACCTCAATAACGTTCTGCATGCTTTCGTACGAAATAGACCCGTCGATGTCGTTTTGCATTACGGCCACGGTTTTCGACTTTGGCCGTATATGTTTTCGGGGAACGCTGAAAGTGCTTAACCCGTCGCTAAAGTCCACCTGAAGCAATGATATGCCCCAGAACATTGACTCCATAATTTCGGCCAACAGGAACTCGAAATCTTCGGTGTCAATCAAATCAATCAGCTCCTGACTTTCCGAACCATCCTCAAACTGAAAGGTAAGGTCGGCACCGGTTACGGCCCTTATTCGACGGTCAATGGCATCCCACAGGCGGCCATCCAGCAATACATCTTCATACAGATCGTACAATAGCGTCATGCGATCCATGTCGGCCGATAGTAGCGCCTGTCTCCATTTGCCAATATCTAAAATTTGCCGGTTAACCCGGTTAACGGTTATCTGATTTATGATTATACCTGCAGGAGCTTTTTCCTCCTCGGTAATGGTTGCCTTCTTTGCCATGTTAAAAATGATTTTCGCGTTTAGTATTCGAACTATATGAAATAACTGCCGCCTGATTTTCGGCTGGCAGTTCTGGAAGATCTGGTTTTACCTCCCCCTTTTGAACCGCTTTAAGCCAGGCAACGGCCCGCTCGTATCTATCCTGGCGAAGCTCCAGCGATGTGTTTACGTGGCAGATATTCACAAAGTGCCACACTGCTATATCCTTTACGAAAATTACTAGCAGGGCATTACGGGCGGCGCCTTCTTTTTCCAGTTCAGCTGCAATGTCGTAGGCCCTTAAATATCCTTTTGACTCAGCTATAGCGGCATCAATAGCCGCCTGCAGCAGGGTGTCGTCTCCATCGCTGATGGCCTCAATCTGATCCGCGCCCAGGTGGGTAGTTATTTCGGCAGGTAGTACGTACATAATAGTATTAATTAGCTTGTTTGTATACGATAGTGTGCTTAATCCGGGGATTCACTTGTGTGTAGAATGGGTGGCTGTTAACGTGCCCCATCGTGTCGTACAGCTGTATGTTTTTCATTCGGCTAACCGACAGGTCCACCCGGACTCCTTTTGTGGC